TCAGACAATGAATCTTATCCTGGACCATATGTTTTAATCTAAGATAAAATGTCGGTCCGATGAATATCTGTGATAAAATCTTTTTACCAGTCATACCACAGTAAAGATGTTCGTATCCATGTTCATTAAATCCATGTGCTTTCAATTCATCTGTTATTTTATTAAAATCAAAATTGTTGAATGGCGTCGCATCAATCATTTCACCCCTGAGAGATGCAACTTTTGAGAAAACACATTCAAAGAGTTGACCTATCGTCATACGTGACGGAATACAATTGCTTACACATGTGCCTTCCGCAAAGAAGTTATGATTTGAATGTTTAACACCAATATCATAAACATTCTCTTTGCTAACATATTTGTAATTGACTAATTTAATATAACTGAGTGTATTTTCTTTTTGATTATGTTTGATAAATTGATCTTCATTTAATTTAATATCAGAAGCATGTATCCATTTTTGTCCAACAGACCAAAATTTATGATCAGATGTACATTGTATAATTGTTCCATCGTTAAATGTTAATTCATATAGATCTTTTATTCCTTGATTCATAAATGCTATTACTTCAGTTTCAACAACATTATTTGATTCAAAATCTAATGTGAGCACAATATCTCCAACATTTATTTGATCAATACGTCTTAATAAACCATTTGGCATTGAAATTTTAGTGCTTCCTGCGAAGCAACAAGGATTGATAATAATGTCTGGCTGAATGCCCGATTCCGTAAATGGCATATCTGTTGCGTGGAGGAGAATTCCACAAGTGCCCTTCTGACCATGCCGACTGTTTCCACACCAAATTGGGACATTATTACGTCGGACATATAATACACCGTTATATGGTACTGTACAACAATAAACTTTTCCATCAAAATCAATATATTTGTCTTGTTGTTTACCTCTATTTACTTCTTTATTTACTTGTGGATTATTTTTCATTTTAACAACCGACATTATATATCCATTTGTTGATCTTTTTATAATTTTGCCTTGATTATAACCACTTTTTATAGTTGCTTCTTCGCCTGCTAATCCTTTAATCATAATATTACATGACCATCCACAATGTAAACACAAACGTTGAAAATCATTAGCAAGATTAATTGAAGAAGTATTATATCTTGCGGTTATATTGTCAATATGGCCATCACCTAATAGCAAACCTTCTAATAAAATTTGACATAATTTAGGTGTTAAATTCCATGTCCAATCTGGTAATTTTTTATTAACAGAACCAACACTATATTGGCGCATGAAATTAACGATTATATTATCTTTTATTTCCCATATGTGTTTATTAAGCTCTTCTAAATGATTAGAACGTTTATGGATTTCAATATTAAAAACTTCAAAAATTTGTGTTAATTTATTTTTTACTCTCTCTTTATGTGCAGCAATGCTTATTTTATTTTTGTACACATATCCTTCTGCAATCCATATTCCAAAAAAATATAACCATTCTTTAATTGGTAATTCTAATTGATTTATTTTAAAATGTGTAATACGATTGTTTTCATCATATACAAAATAATTATTATTTTTAAATATTTGAACTTTTTCCACATTTTTTTTATAAAACTTTCTTTTTCCAAAAATATTTTGAGCTTGTTCTTTTTTATATGATGTTGCTGCACCTCTAACTAACATATCATGATTTGGTGTGACAAATAAGTCAATTTGAGGTGTTTTAATATGATACATCTGACCTTTGTAATCATAAGACATAACTTCAGTTGGTTTTGCATATACTAATGTATCTCCATCTTTTAAACAAGCAACGTTATGTTCAATTGTAATATCCTTGATATTTATCCACCCATCTGTTGTTAAAATTTCATGTGAGTCGTCATAGCAACACAGTTTATCACCAATCATTGGATTTCGCTCAGATCTGATTCTCATATTATACATTTCATATCCTTCTGAATTATAAATACCTGTGTACACTTTATCAACTGTACCTTGAACTGTTGATTTATAAATTTCAGATTCATCCTTGTATAATTTATTGGTATTTGAACCAGCTTGGATTCTTGATACTTTTCCAATAATTACGTCTCCATTCTCAATCTGTGTTTCTTCGGGTACATAACCTTTGTCATTGAGTTTATTGTAATAATTAGAATCCATCATTCCTGTTACTTTATTACGATCTGGTTTCATGAATATATCATCTTGACCAGTTGCAGTATTCTTTGTAATGGTATCAGAATATTTCTTTAAAGTAGTTGATACCGCCATACCTCTCTGCATTGAAGTACGATTCATTACGATACTATCTTCTTGATTATCGATTATACCTATCTCCTCCAAACATTTCCGTTTGGGATCATCGATATCTGAAACTCAATATATGTATTCTACTTAAAAACCAATTTGGTTTTAAAGTTGTTATGGGAATAATATATTTACATTCAGACACTGTTACCAGTGGGCCTAGACTATACCTTGAGCCAGAAAAATTAAAATATTGTTTTCCAGCCCGTTTCCATCTAGTCGTTGAACCTTTAATTAATAGCCGTAGCTATTAAGAACTTGGCTGCGAATTATCCCTGTTCGGACCTTTTTACTATACCCCATGCGATTAACATGAGCCATTGGATTATACCAACTTAGTAGTCCTTATTTTATAAATATTTAGTTTTATATTCATATTTAGTTTTATTGGGATTTTCTCGCAATTTGAAAACGTTGCCTACCATAACGTAGACTTGCCATAACTTGTATTATGACATGGGCTAAATCTTAACCCAGTATATGATGCAATAGCTACTATCATATTCTCACCAGCAGGAATATCTAATTCATGTGTATATCTGGCGGCTCTGGTAATAACTAATGGTCTCATTGGATGATATAGAAGATATGATAAATCTACTCTATAACGATGATTTGATGCATAGATCCCCATACCTTGTCTTGTTTGAGCAAAGTTGAAATAGTTACGGGGAGCTTGATTATGTTCTGAAAATGGAATATTAGATGAAATAATACCCATAAACATCATTGGATGAAATTCACAATGTGTGTATTTAACATATACTTTATCATATCTGTTAACGGGATTACCATACCCACCTTCTGTTGGAATTTCTGGCTTTAACATTCTATCATTGTTTTCATATACTTCTGTTGGATACATTGCAATCATAAGATTTTCAGATTCTTCAACATCAACATATTCAATTACATCTGGGAATTTTTGAATAAATTCTGCCCAACGAGTGATTTTTGTTTTATCAATATATGATTGATCAATTGATTCCAACATTTGTTTACTTAGTCTGAGTTTATTATTTTCAACTCTAAGCAATGGTCTAATTAAACGACCACCATCTGTATAAATATCAATTGATCTATTTCTAATATTAAAATTGATACTCGTTTGAACATTAATCTCGCCACTACGTCTCTTTGTTTTTAATTCATCTACAAGCTCAAATGGATATTTAGTAATACCTAACCATTCACCATTTAGATTAATGTGAACTGATTTATGTAAAGTATCCAAGGGAACAGTATTTAAAGTTTCAACATATCTAATTCCCCTTGATTTCTCAATACCAAATAACATTTGTCTAATATTATTTATTAATGTTTGATCCATTGTCATCGTCACTGAACACATCAATGATAAATGTTTATGTAAACCGACTTTATGACCATCTGGTGTCTCCACTATATCAACAAAACCATATTGTACATTATTTACGTGACGCATTGAAACAACTTTTGAATTAGATGCATCAACTGGAGGAGGCATAATTCGTCTAAAATATGAGACAAATTGTTTATATGTGAGTCTTTGGAGCATCTGAGCCACACCCTTGCGTTTTGAAGAACCCCAAGTACCAGTTAAAAGAGCAGATGTTAGACCTTGTTCAATTGTAGTAAATTTAATAAACTTAATCACATCAATTGGGGTTAAATGATTTCCATTATTCTTCTTTTTGAAATATTTACCACAATCATTTAACATCTTCTTAAAATATTGTCTAAATAGTTGAGCCATTAGGGCACCAGGAAGATCAACTCGTTTATTTATAAAACTATCACGATCATCAATATCTTGTTCACCCAGATAGGTATTGAGTAATTTATAAACCATTTTACCCAAATATTTCGCCTTATTGTCTGTTGAATCTCCTGTAATACCCATATGAGGAAGAAAATCACGTGTAAGAATTAATTCCAAATGTTTTTGTCTTTGTTTATGATTTGTCTCAATATTCGTTGTAGAATATCTTTTATTCTTTAATTTAGACATCAGGTAATTATAAGCAGATTCTGCAGTTTTAATTTCAATAAAATTTCCTCTTTCATCTTTAACTGTTTCTGAAAGTGCTTTGTTCATTGATATCTTTAGAAGATTAAGCATATCAGTTTTAGTTGGATCTGTCACAATATGTCTAATAATATCATTATCTGTAATAACATTTAATGCTCTAAACATAATAAAGATCGGAATATCGGCAAATTGTGTCATATTCAAAATAATCGAATTATCTTTTTTCATTTTAACACTAACTATTTGAATATTTGATGATGTTCCATCTAGTGTTTCGTGATTCATATTACGTGAATTGACTTGACATTGATACATTAATCCATTAACAAAATTTGGATCTTTTTTGGTAAAACATAACATTTTATTTTCACAAATACGTTCCAAACCAATTACAACCTTTTCTGAACCCTTGATAATGAAATAACATCCAGGATCAAAACGACATTCAGTATTCGGTCTATCTTTTTTTAAATTTGTTGAACAATATTCAGATCTAACCATAATTGGAATTTTACCAATTGGAACTTTAAATTCCTGTTTGATAATATTTCTTACTGGTGGATTGTCTGCTTCACAATCTATAATCTCCTGAATTTGTGATACATCCGCAATTAACTTACTCGCATAAGTTAAAAATCGAGTACGACAATCCTCGGGAAAAATAATCTCCTCATCGTTCGAATTATCATCAATTGGCGGTTTAATTGCTACATTCTCAAAAATAATCTTATATCTATAGATTTTACCTGCATGCTGATCTTCATGTATAATATGTTCAGACCCCATGATATCATTTCTGATTGAATCATTAATAAATTGATTAAATGAGTTCCACTGAAAGTTATACAAGATAAATTTCTCATTAAAGTATAAATCTATAAGTTTAAAGATTTCTTCAGATTTAAAAATTTCCTCAGAAGTGGGATTTTTTGCTAATGAAGTCATTCTATAAGTATAATATATATTAAGTTTTATCTTAATTATATGTAATTTATATTTAAATCAATTTTTTATTGGATTTGATTATATCTAATTAATATAATCAAACCAAATACTTATTCATAAAATACTTAGGCTTTAATAAATCTGATATAATCTGGCCCAAAATTAACCAAAATCTGACCAAAATTAACCTAACTCTTTTGATATTGACTATTTCCTATTAAGTCTGAATTAAACGTATAATAGAAATTATTAATCTTTGGTAGAGCTAAAATATCTACATCTGATTCTGAAAATCTTAATGTAAAATTATTTAGATTATCACAATCTATTATTTTTAGATTTCTTAATTTTTTGTAATATATCGTTAAATTAGTTATTTGATGATCCTTATTCTTATTTATAATATGTATTGTTTCTGCATGATTAAAATAAAGTGTTGCAGAATTATATTCAGGTGTGATTAGATAATCTATATTATCAATCTCTAAATGAATTAAATTTAATGTATAATTATTGATCTTAAAATCTAATTTTGGACAAGACATTAATCTTAAAAATTTAATTAGTTGATTTGTACTATTTATCTTATTTAAATTTATACAATTCTCAACCAAAATATATTCAACTGGCGAATTGACACAATCAAGCGATTCAATATTTAAAATATTTGATAAAATTACTTTTTTTATCTTATGCAAATCCAAGGTATTTTGCTTAAATTGTACATTAACTTCAACATTAATTGATTTATTTATTCCACTTAATTTTAGTTCAATTAATTTTGTTAAATCTATCTTTGATAGATTTATATCAGATTGTGATGTAATATCTAATTTTAATAAATTAGGATATTTTGTTTGATTTATATTATAAGTATTTGAATTTATTATTAAATTTTGTAATACATATAGTTGTGATGGCATAATAAACGTTTGATCGGTTTTGATAATTAATGTTTCTAATTTTGAATTTGAATTTAAATTAATTTGATTTGATTTATTTTTAAAATTATCCAAATTAAGATATTTTAATTCTGGCATTAAATTAAATTTAAATTCATCCGAAGAATTGATATTTATTAATTCTAATCTTGTTAAATTAAGTGGTCCCTTGATCAAATCACAACACTCAATATCTTTGATATTTGACAATAAAAGATTATTTAAATTCGGATAATCAAATAATTTATAGATATAATTTTCACAATTAATTATACTCAAACTATTAATTGTGTTTTTATTTTTTATGTGTTTAAATTTTTTAGAATTTGATACATATAATGCTTTTAATTCATTATGGTCTATACTGTGAACATTTGAATTAGTAATTTTTAATGAATTAATTTTTAAATTTTTAAAATCCAAATAATCATCAATAATATTATTTAATATCAAATTGTTAATTTCATATTCTTCAAATAATTGAACTATTGAATTAAATTGAATATTACTAAATGTTAGATTATTAATTTTTTTATTTAATTTAATAAGATCAATATTAATAAAAAAATGATATATTCCATCAAATACAAAACTATTAAATTTACAATTAGTGTTTATCTTATTTAATTTAATAGAACTGGAAAAATTAATTTGAGACAAGTTTGGACAATCAATTACTTCTAAATTAATTAATTCTGGATAAGATGTTAGATCCAATATTGGTTTCTTTTTTAATTTTTGATTATCTAATTTATATAATTCATATAATTTTTTAACTTCTGCATCATTCAGATCTAAACCTATATTATTTAAATTTATTAATTTGATAGTTTGAATAGTATCAGATATATCCAAATATCTTATTTGTGGATTTGAAAATTCAAAATATTTTAGATTTGAAAATTTACCATTATATACATGATCATTAAAATTTAAATATTGTGCTGATAATATATTTCCTTGTGCTTTATACTTAATATATGACATATTCGAACCAAATGAATCAAAATCAAGATCAAGATCATAATCAGATGATAACTCTAAATGTTCTAACTCAGAATAAAATGATTTAGTGGTTAAAACATTATCAGTTGTTGAGAATTGTAGTGGTGTAGTTATAATTTTATAGTCATGATTTTTAATCAATTCATTTGATGTTTTATTTACATTAAAAACAAATTTCTTTAATTTATGGCAGTTTCTGACATTTATATGTCCATCAAGTTCTGAATATATTTCTGTACCCAAGGGTTTCATTAATTCTGGTGATATTGAAAATGTCTTTTGACAAAAACACCATAATGAACATACACATTTTTCTCTAGGTAAGCATACACATTTATCAAAACATCTACAATTATTAGGATTAATACATATACAACCATCTTGTCTTACACATCTACACATTAGCATATTTGTATCACAACGACAAGGGGTGATAGGTGAATAATCATAAATAAGTTTATCAGTATTTGTTTGAGGATTAGTTTGAGTATTTGTTTGAGGATTGGTTTGAGTATTTGTTTCAGGAGCAGTAAGAGGTTGATATCTACAATTACAACCATAAAAAGTATAATTTTCTGAATCAGGGCTTACTATATAATTTAATTTTTTTCCAAATTCAAGGTCTGATTTAATTTCTGAATTAATAATAAGTTCTTCTAAATTTCGGCAATCTGAAAAATCTAAATTATTAAAACTATTTGCACGCACATTTAAATTTTTCAAATTTGGAGAACTTAACATAATTGAAGGGGGTGTATAATTTTTATAATCAAATGTTTGTGAGTGTTCTTCAGTTTGAATTTTTACAGATTTATCATTAATTATAATATTAGCAAATACTGAATTAGTTCGAATTTGAATTATAGAATTGAGTAATGAGATTATTGTTGGCAAATCTTTAGAATTAGTTAAACTAGTTTGTTCAAATTGTTTTGTTTGTTCCATAATTTTATAATATAATTTATATAATTATATTATAAAATTATGTTTTTATAGTACGATTTTTTTATATCATCAGTTTTTTACGTTAAAAAAATGTTTGTTTTTTTGATTGGGTTTTTATGATTGATGACAAATTATTACTAATTATAATATTTTTCTAAAATATTAATATTATAATGTCAAATTCCTTGAATTTCATTTTTGATGCTAAAAATAGCAATAAATATCTAGCAGCTAATTCTATTAGTTTTGATTCTCCTGCTGATATCGTATTAATTAATGGATTAAATGATTATTCAGATTCCAACACTGATAGATACAATCAATTCGTTTTGGCAAATTCACCTGAAATAAATTCTATTAACAATGAAAATGATCTAAAAGTTCGTCCAACTATGTCATATTTTTATAATTATTTTAATAATCCTACAGAAATTTGTTATGTAGATAATTATCAAAAATTTCTTAATCAACTATTAGATCCATCAAATCCATTAGTCCATCTATATCTAAAATCCAATACCGAATATAAAAATATTGCAATTAATTTACCGAAAAAAACACAATATACAACATCATTAAATATGATTGATTATTTTAAAAATGAATACAAATTAGATATCAATAAAACTAATATTCAAACTAATTCTGGTATAAAAAAATTATTTGATGATTATAATGCAGATATTAACTATTTATCTGATAAAACTAATCAGTATATATTTAAAATACCAAATTACTATGATCAGATAATTATGGAATTAAAAAATGATCATATGTATCCTGTTAAAACTACTATAAATAGTATTAATGAATTCAAAAATATTATTTTACCTGATAAAATTGATAAAATTATAAATCTAATAGCAAATTTGCAAATTAGATCAGATATCTCACATATTGATTTAATTGATTATCCAAAATTAAACCTTAAATATAATTTTAAATTGGATACTACTAATAAATTTACAATTAAAGATCTAAATGATATTAAATTTAAATTATCATCTTCTGAAGATATTAATAGTAATGCACTAAGAGCATATATTAATTTACATAGTTGTTGTAAATTTGACTTAAAAAATTATATCGAACACTATAAGCTAAGTTCTGATGAACAAACTAAAATAATCAATGTAAACACAGCAAATATGAAATTCAGAAACACAAATAAGATAAATTTAATCACAGAACTAGATAAGGTGGGTAAACTTCGCAAAGATGGTATAGTTGATAATTCCCTAATAGAAATATGGGTAGATAAAACAGATCTTGACAAAATATACACATTAGATGAGATTGCTAATGAGATTAATCATCATACAATTATAATGGCAGCAAACCAAAGCGGATTTTCACAATATGAATTGATGAAACTAAATCCTTTAGATAGAAAAAATATCTTAACCTATCAATCAACTGCTCTA